GCTGAGTTGTTTAAACGCAAAGACGCTTGGGATCGGTTAGTCGAGCAAGGGTATGTGGAGTTCCTCTCTACCTCGTTCATTCGGGGTACGACGTTTAACAATGCTATTGTTATCCTTGATGAGAGTCAAAACTGTACGATGCACGAGCTGGACACCATCATCACCCGTATCGGTCACACGTCTAAGTTCTTCTTATGCGGTGACTATCGACAGGTGGACTTGAAGAAGAGGGATGATAAGAGTGGGTTGCTTGAGTTCTTAACCATCCTACGCTCGATGAAGGAGTTTACAGAGATTGAGTTCTCGGTGGCTGATATTGTCCGTAGTAGCTTGGTTAAGAATTACATCATCGCTCGGATTAAACACGAGGATAGTAAGTATGATTAACATCAACATGCGTCTAGGCATTGGGTTTGACATCGAGCATAACGACAACATCTGCCATGTGGTAGGGGATGATGAGGGGAGGTTTGTAGCCGCCTATGAGGGGCTTATCATTAAAATCCCCTTCTTCTCCATCTACATTGGTGAGTTTAGTGAGTTAGACCCTGAGGTCTTAGAAATAGAAGACTAAAAAAAAGCCCCTAAGCTAACTGCCTAGGGGCTTTTTTGTTTACTCACCAAACCTCTCGTATCGCTTCTCGTCCATGATAGCTCGTCGTAAGTCTGGGTACTGTTTATATAACCTCATTTGGGCAACCTTTCTAGCCCCTCTCATCACCTGTTTCTCTGCGATTATCTCTGCCAACTTCTTGTTAGGCATTCGCTCAAGTGTAGGTAACACCCTGTTCAATCGCTTAGTGGCCTCCTCGTTAATAAACTTCTTGTAGTCACTATACTGTTGCGTTGTCAAGTCAACCTTACCCATCTTACGTTTAGTGGGTGAAATTGTAATACCAAGAGCATCCACCCTCTTTTGAAACTCAGTCTGCTCTGGGCTAGTAGCGATACCTGTCGTAGCTTGAGTCAGGTTACGCTCCATCGGCTGGATGTTGTTAGGGTCAGCACTGAAGGAAGCATAACGCTCTGGGAGTAGGTTACGAGCATACGGGATACGCTGTTGTAACTTCTCAATTGTCGTTATAGCCTCACGCTCGTACTGGTCAAACGTCCTAGCAGCAGTGTTACTAATAGCAGGGATGAGTCGTTTAGCATAGTTGTCAAACAAGTTCTGCAAACCCGTCGTATTGTTAGAGAACAAGGGGTCTAGGAGGTCAGAGAAACCTTGCATGAAGGTCTTCTGTAGCATGTTACTCTTGATAGATGACCATGCTGCATCTCTAGCATACTCCCACTCTTCACCACCCCTAACCTTACCATCCATAACATCCTTGGTTGCTTGGAAGGTATCAGTCATCATACCTAACACGGTTGCAAAGGGTTCAGCACGAGAGTAGTCTACCCATGTGTCACCAACCTTGATTGATGTAGGCTGCTTACCCTCAGCTTGCCACGTGTTACGCTCAGAGGGGTCAGTAGGCATGGAGCCTGTGATAATCCCTTGCTCAAACATCTGATACACACCAGTAGTGATGCCAAGTCCTACAAGCTGACGAGACACCATCTCTTCTTTGGTCATGTTACGAGTAACCGTCTCAAAGGTAGGGGTATCGGAACCTTTCTTGAAAACCTTGTTGGTCACTGTCTTAGTAGGACGAATAACCAGACCAACACCGGGGATGTAACCAGCACTCTCCTTAAAGATGTTCCAAGGAGTGCGGAGGAAGGGGATTGTCTGCGTAATAAGGGTCTCCACTGGGGTACGACCTTCACCTTTAGCCTCAGAAATCTTCTTTAACGTGCCTGACAGCTTAGCTTGGAACGTACCATCCGTAGCGTAATTGCGTACATCATAGATAGCAGTGTCAAAGTCACCACCGACCACCTGCTCAAATCGATCCATATCTCCATACAAGTCCTGTTCTTTCCCTGTTGTAAAAGTCTCTTCTTTATACTTCTTATACAAATCATCGTAAGAGCCTAGCCCCTTCTCTTCATCTATAGAGGCTTTACGGCTAAGGTAACTCATCATGCGTTGTGAGCGCAGACGAGCCTTAAAATACTCATCGATTCCGATAGTTAGCCTAGTGGGCATACGGATGATGTCACCAGCCTTACCACCGATAGCGTGAGTCATGTAGTCATAACTCTCACCTAACACCTGTCGTGCAAGATCAGGGTTAACCTTACCCTCTGCGTCGGGGGAAGCTCCTAAATCCACCATCAAATTGTTAAATTGTTTCTCTGACAAGCCAAGGGCTTTAGGTGTTAGCTTGAAGTCAACAGGCAACCCAGTTCCAAAGCCCCGTGAGAGGAATATCGTATCTGCATTCCAACCGTCGGTAAGTGCGGATAACATAGCTTTAGCTGCTCGACGCTCTTTAAGGGCTTCCGCTGCGTTACGACCTGCTTTAGGTACATAGGCACTGATAGCGTTTAAAAGAGGCTTAGCGAGCGTCTGAAGCCCTCCACCAAGGGTGTTAACAACGGGAGTGCCTAACCCAGACAACATCCCGTTAATGATAAACTCATTCAGCTTCTGTCCAAAGTTAGGCTTCTTACCTGCCAGCCCCTGCTCAAACAATTCATTGACTACCTCTGCGGCCTTCTCTGGGCTAACATCCTTGTACTTCTCATAGGCATCAATCATCTGGTCAATGTCTACTGCACATGCGTTACTATCTAATTTAGCCATTAACACACCACTCCCGGAAATATATTATTAAGATTCTGACCCTTACGAGCCTTCTCTGAAATCAGTCGAAATGCGTTTAAAGCACGACCAGCTTTACTGCCCTCATTCTTCTTGAACAAAGCAATGCCAGTATAATACATCAAATCCTGAGTAAGTTTCATCCCTTCAGCAGATTCAAATGACCCACCTTCTTTACGAAACTGAGCTGCCTTAGCCAATGTCTGCTCACGAGCTGCCATAGCTTGGTGGTAGAAGGGTGCAAAAGCTCCAACCTCTTCTTCACTCATACCACGCTTAGCACGACTCTTAGAAATCATCCACTCTACGATGTTGTTGTTATCTGCTAAAATCTTCTTCAATCGCTTCTGACCAGCACTCAGGTACTCAGCCAACCCTGTGGGGTGTTTAGCCTCTTCTGCTGCTCTGACCGAAGGAGGCATCATCTTTATAATGTCGTCAGGAGAAATAGAAGAAGCACGAGCAACTAACTCAGTCGGACTCATATCAACCAGCCCCGGAGCTAACTGCTCACCGTAGACAGAGGCTGGTCGAGCACGTGTAGCACCAGCGGCATCCCCCTCACGAGGAGCACCAGTCTGTAACCCTTCCATCTGAGGGGCTTGTTCAGCCCTTCCAGCAGGGGGTGTTGTCCACTGTTCCTTGTTAACAGGCTGTTGACCTGTCCAGAATTGCTGAGACTCATTGGTTACTTGGGGTTGATCTCCAGCCCCTCTACCCATCGCCTCCGCCTCTTGTGCCTGTCTCGCTTGAACGTCAGCCTTTGTGCGTTGACGGTAAGCAGGAAGGTCAATGCCAATACCAGCAGCTTCCATCCGTTGTAGGAAGGTAGCGTTGCTCATCATAGGGCGACCGGGGGCTAACAAGTCTTGAACCACAACAGTACCGTTGCGACCCACTGTGACATTAACACCAGCTCTTCGTAGCAAGGCCAAGTCAGTTTCATCCAACCCATCCTTAACAGTGACAGTCGGGGTTACAGGCTTAGCTACCTGTTGTGGCGCTGTCGCTCTAGCAGTGACAGTTTGGGCTACCGTTGATGGCTCAGCTAGGATTAACTTATTACCCTGAACAGGGGCAGAACCAAGCTTACGAGCCAATTCCGACCGAGCAGCTTTGGCAGCAGCTTTAACCTCTGCCTCATCTAACCCTGTCCTACCTTTTAACCAGTCAACGTAGGCGTCATGCTGGGCACTCTTACTGGTAGAGTTTCCTACAATGTAAAAAGCCTTGTCTAAGTCGTTCTCAAACTGTGTCTCAAACTTGTTAAACCGAGGCTTCGCACCAGCCAACTGTCGAGGTAGGGTTAGGTCGGCTGTCGGGATTACTTCCTCTGACACCTCAAACCTGCCACTGGTAGGGTTAAAGGTAGCAGCGTCAGGGATAGTAGGTTCCATCATCTTAGCGACAGAACTCTCCTCTGTTACCGACACATCGTCAACAGCCTTAGCCATGTTAGGGGATGATACAATTTCATCAGCATCTGCCTCTGCCTTGGTAGCCTGTGTACCTCGACCGAGCAGCTTACCCACCGCTGCACCAAGACCAGCACCTAAGCCAGCACCTGCTACGACGTTTAACACCTTACTGTCATCAAACTCCTCATACACGGGGTCAAGAGCACCCCCTAACGCACCACCAGCAGAGCCACGAAGAGCACCTGTCAAAGCTGCCCCGCCAGCCGCTAGAGGCTTTAGGATAGCCGCAGGGAGGGTAACAGGGTCGGAGGCAGAGCCTACCAACAAGCCCGTCCAACCAGCCACGGGGTTAGTCTCAAGCATCATACGTGAACGACGCTCTTGATCTAAGTCAACCTCTTGGTCAACAGAGATGAAGTCATTCTCAGGCAACATCCCTGCCACGCCACGTAATGAGCTAGAGAAACCTCGACCTGCCTCCTCCATAAAAGTAGCAGCACTTCCGAAACCTTCACCTGACAGATACCGCTTAGCATCTTCACTAAGGTCAGCATACCTCTTCTCTTGAAATGCCTGATAGTCTTCTTCTGTTAATAAGTCAAGATTTACTTTTGCCATTATTTATTTCCTAACCTAGACTCCATAATTGTTATTTTGTCTTTGTTGTCTCTTATGAGTCTCTCTATCTGGGTTGTACTCTTACCTTGCTCTCTCAGCTTTTTAAGTTCAGATAACAACATTCTCTGTCTGTTATTAGCCGCCTTTAGCTCTGATTGCTTAGGAAATAGCATGGGCTTCTCATCCGGTGAAGGTAAGCTGTAAGGGTCATCCCCTCCTACCAAGTTACCTCCCTGATCTTTCATAGGGGGAATCTTAATTGTAGCCCCTATCTCATCTTGGATAGCTGGGCCAATCTCTACTTCCCCTCTAGGCTTTTTTTCAGCACCATTCAACCTAGGGTCATTAAAGTCTTTACCCCTAGAGTTTTCTGGTAACTCTTGAGGAGTCCCAACATCAACCCACTTACCATTACGCCACTCTTGAGTAACCATGACTTGCTTTTCAATGTCATTTATACCGTATGCATCTTTAGTCTTAATAATGCGATAGACGTTACGAGTACGGTTAGCGCCTTCAAACTCACCCTTCTCCACCTCTTTAGCCTTATCAGCCGCCTTCTGAGCTTGTTCTGGGTATTTAGCTGATAACGCCTGAGCTAGTTTCTCGTAGAAAGCAGCTGAAGTTGTTGTACCTACCTCCAAAGCAACCTGAGAAAAGATATTCTTAACTTCATTCATCTGTTGCATACGGGGGTCAGATGCTCCCATCCCACCACCAGCAATGGCGTCACCCATCGTATCTGACATACCAGCGGCAGCTTGGACAATACCGCCATACTTACCATAACCACTACCTAAAGCTTGGTTAGCTCGTTGGCGTTCTTGAGCAATATTACCCAACATATCTTGTTCGCCACTTGAAAACATCCCTGCCATATTTATCCCCTTATTTTAAATAGCGCCATTATTAATCAAATATACCTTTAAGCCAGTTCCAAGATTCCTCAATGAAATTAGTAGAATCGCCTACTTCACCTGATAGGGCTTCTGTCCAATCTTTCTCGAACTGAGCATCAGTGTCAAATATCCTACCGATTTGGTCAAACCCTGCGGCAGCAGTAGCGGAGCCTAACAGATCAGCTGCTTTGCCAATAACAGTACCAGTAGCGGAAACTAAGTTTTCTCCTACTTTTCTAACCCCTTGACTTATAAGTTGTGCAGCTGTACTGGCAGGAGTTGTGCCCGGCGTGTTAACAGCCTTTAAGATAGAATCATACTGTTTAGTACGTGTGGCAGCCGCAGCACTCTCAGCCGTAAGGCGCTCTTGTAAACCAGTACCAACCACACCTGCAAACAAACCACCTTGTTCAGCAGCAGCAGCAGCATCTTGTGCAGCCAGTGTACCAGACGCTTGCACTTGTTGCAACTGAGCAGCAGCAGGAGCCAATGCTTGTTGTTGTAACTGACCAGCTTGAGAAACTTGCTTACCTTGCATATCAAGTGGAAGGTTAGCAGCGGAAGCACCAACGTTAAATAACCCTTGAGTATTGGCGATGTCCCCCGTCTTCAAAGCTTGTTGTTGTGCTGCCAAGAGGGAGGTAGCGTTACCTAACCCTAAAGCACGAGCCTGTTGTGATGTTGCCATCTGTTCAGCTTGGGTCATGCTATTGAAAGCATCCGCAGCCTGTTGCTCTTGCACTGCCTTGTTACGAGCAAGTTGTTCAGATGTACCACCGTAGGCATCTGTCTGAATCCCTAACCTACCTTGAGATAACAGTCGGTTCTGAAGCTCTAGTGCCTCTCGCTGTTGGGCAGGTTGACGCATAGCTTGTTGCTGTTGGAATAACTTGTTAGCCATACTAGTGGTATCACCACCAAGCATGCCTGTCATCCCCTGAGCAGCAGTACCGTAATCAGCCCGTAGACCCGCTAAATCTTCCTGTCCAGCCCCTACCTGCCCCAACTGTGTTTGAGCGCCTGTGAGAGCCCCTTGAGTCAATGCTGAGGTGTCTGGTAGACCTGTGAAGTCATACATTCCCCCTTGCGCCTGTGTTGCAGCATCAACGTTAGATTGCATCCCCGGTGTTAACGAAGATGTAATTGACCCATCCGCACCTACTTGTGTTTTACCTAATGAGCTAGACAGTGTATAGGGTTTAAACTCAATATCTTTTGATGCTACTTTAGCTAAGTTTGTGTAGTCTGTTAACCCGGACTCGCCTAACGATTGAAGACGCCCCACCGACTCATTAACACCAGCAGCCGCTAAAGCCCCGGAAACACCACCTGCGGCTCCCCCTCCCAACAAAGTTAACCAATCCTCTGTCTGATAACTACCAGAGCCGGGGATTGGAGTAGGTGTAAAGGTTGGTTGAGTAGGCGCTGGAGTTGTTGGAAAGCTATCAGTGTTGTATGGGGACTCTGGCCATCGAGTTGTTGGAGGTGTTCCAGTTAGAGCACCACCGGAAGCAGGGGCTTGAGAATTAACTCCGTTGAAGCCCAACCCCCCACCAAGAGACTGATTAGTTGCCCCTAGGTGAGAATAGGCGCTTAGCAAGCCTTGTTGATAATCACCACCAGTACTCTGCGACCAAGCACTCGCTACTTGTTCTGGTGATAAATTGTTAGCCGCAGCAGCTTGATAAATTTGTTCTGGCGTGGGGTTAGAGGCAAAGAAATTTTTAGCTGCGCCTAATTGCTCTTGTGTAAATTGGGGCATAGTTGCCATTATACTGTCCTCTTCCACATTTTAACAACCACATATGGCTGTATGTTAGTATTAGACCCACCACCAGCTGCTGTACCTGCTGCTGTGGTTAATGAATCTGTGCCTGTTGTTGCTGTAAACCCATGAGTGTGAGTAGTAGTTGCAATGTCTTTACTACCACCAGTTTCTTCTAGCGTGTTAAACAAAGCATCCGTAGCGTCTTGACCCACGATAACCTTACCAACACCAAACTCTACCCATGTACCAAAGCCCAACAAGGTAGCTGGGTTAGTGCCTAAGGTAGAAATATACAAAGCACCTACTGGGTAAATAACCTGAGCAACAAGCCCAGCATACGCAGCTGTGTTTTGAAAGGCCGCATTAACAAAAGCTGTTGTAGCTATTTGTGTTGTCTGCGTCCCTAGTGTGGCTGTGGGTGCTAGTGGAACCCCTGTAAAGTTAGGGCTAATCGCGTTTGCCTTACTGTTTACTGCCGTTTGAATTGCATTAAATTCATCATCAAACTCTGTGCCTTTAATAATCTTATCGGCATCACCGGGAAGGAGTGCATCCTTCGCAGCAAAGTTTGTAGCCTTAATGTACTGAGCCATTTATTCTATCCTTCCCATCTTAACGAAAACGTCTAATTTTTGTACTGAGAGTTCTGCATTGTCAACATCAGTCTCAAAGCCTATTTGAATAGTAGAGCCATAACCACCCACACTACTCTTAATCCTCTCTAACACAATGCCTTTTGAAAACTCACTGTAACCTGTAACAGTAAAAGTAGTCTCCCATGTGCTTGTTACATCTGTCCACTCTGAGCCACTCCACTGATAAACATTGTTGTTATCTGTTGTCATGTAGGCGTCACCTGTAGTAGGACTAAGAGGTAAAGCAGCGTAGTTAGCTACAACACCCTTGAACTCTAAGTAAGTAACAAACTTGTCTACATCATACTCAAAGATTTCTCCAGCTTGCAGAACAAAAGGGTATGAACGGTGTGCGGAGTCGTAATCAGTTCCAACTTTGATAGTAAACTGTTGGTTAGCTCCACCTAGGATAGTAGCGCTAATCTTCTTTATAATCTTGTTTACAGTGGGGGAGCCAAAGTCAAAGTAATGAGAGTAGTAACGAATCCTGTAAGAAGCCGTGTTATCTGTGTAACCCGTATACTTACCAATCCCATTAACCTTACCAATTAACACGTCCCTATCACGGAGTCGAACTAAAGCGTTAGCTGAATACTGATTCCAAACTGTAACACGAGATGCACCATTCTCTAAGGCACTACGCATGTCTAAGCAATAAACAGTCTTAATAGCAGGGAAAGAGAGCAGGTAGAAAGCATTGATTTCAGAGTAAACACTACAGATGCTATCTAAATCACCTGTTATATCTATCTCAGTACTAACGTCATTCAGGAGATCATCTCGGACATTAATTGTCAAATCTCGCATAGGTAAGCTCTTCTCTTGGAGGAGGCGACCTAAACTACGAATACCTGTGTCAGAGAGGAAGATTAAATCATTACCTGTATTCTGTACACTGTGATGAGCAATACAACCAACACCAACAATAACATCTTGTAACCCAAAACTAATAGCTAGTGGGTTGTCAGCACCTGTGTAAATAACCACATGATGCCGACAGAAGATAACCAAGAAATTGTTATGTGCCGCTATAGATGTAATGTCATCGGTGTTATCAGGCAGTACTGCGGCAATAGCGATACTACCACTAGAACCTCCATTGAAAGCTGGGAAGTTACCATCTGCAACATCCGTAGACCAATACACCTTATCCTTAGTGAAAGCCCAGTAACGACCCCAAGCAGCTATAACACCATCAGGGTACTCTGTCCCGAAGTTCTGCGTTAAGCCTGTGAATGTAGTTAGTGTTTGTAATACAGGGGTTCCTGCGGTGTTATAGACAAGAGGCTCTTGCCCCTGCTGAACTAGAAGGGTAGTGTTAGCTAAGTTAGCAGCACTCCAATCGTTGTTAGTTATCGTATACCCTGCTGGTGTAACATCTGTCAGAACAGCACCCACACCACCAGTAAAAACCTTGTTATTACCAGCAGAGAGGATGTCTAATGTATCATCGGTGTTAGCATGCTCGAATATAAACTGAACAGCATTTCCGCTTAGTTGGGCAGAGCCTGTGGTGGTTTGCATTGCCCACCCTTTACGTGCCCCTAAACGCCCATACTTATCAATAATAACATTATCAGCTACTTCCGCAAAGTTGGGAGATAAGGTAACACCACTTTCCTGAGTATTCAGGCCGAAGAAGCCGGGTGTTGCAATGGATAGAGCTTCAAGTTGTTTCATACCGTATACCACACCACTTCTTCAGGGTGACGATTAGCGTCCATAGCAATCTCATCAGCCAAGGCTACCTCAGCAGACTTGTAGGCATTGATACTCTGCTGTCCACCATCCTCACCTCGCTCCTCAATAGCCATCGCTGTGGCTAACAGGATAATAGGTCGGGTAGGGATATAGATACGATCGGAGTCTTGTGTTAACACTTGGTTACGTAAGACCACGTTAAACCGGGTAACATACACACCATCAGGGATTGGGTAGACATCCACTAGGGTATCTCCATCATCACTGACGCCGTTGAAGGTGTAGTACTGAGGAGAGCCTGTAGGTGGGTTCTCAATCATGTAAGCCTTGTTAAACCAGCTAGAAGTTTGGTACTGTAGCTCCCTTCTAGAGGTGGCATCCCAAGCATCTAACACTTCAAAGTTATTACTACTACCTTGAATCTCGTAGTTAAAAGCCCCTGCTGTTGTGTTACCTGAGAGTGTCTGACGTAAGCCACCCCACTTCCAAGCTACCTCAGCCTGACTCTTAGCCTCGTTAACAAAGTCACCAATCAGACGAGCGTAACTGTTTGAGTTACCTGACCCCTGTACCGTGTCTACCGTGTTCTCTCTCAGCCGTCGTAAGACACTATTTACTGCTTCGACATATGTCATTGTTTATTCCTTTGTAGTTATTATACCACACTTTTTATGTTTTGTCAAGGGTTATTCACCGTCAAAAGCTAAAACAGCTTGTTCTTTTTTTAAATCAAAAGAAGCCATGGCATTCATTAAAGAACCAGCTTCTGTTAAAATTTGGAGTGAATCTCCGCTTTGCATTACCATACTATCGCTAAACTGTACATAGTTGTTAGCACTTAATACATATCCAGTTATAATGTAAATCTTATGGGTAATGTCGTGAGCGTGTTGCCAATAAATACTAACAGTTTTATTGTTACCCTGTCGGTTACTAACAAAAAGCGTACTAACCTCAGCTTTGTAACCAGCAGGAACTTTGAACAACTCTGTTAACGTATCGGGTTGTATTACTTTACCTACTGTATGTCTCATTTCTTCTTCTTCTTATTCTGCTTTGAACGCCCATTACGTTCTGGTAATTTTCTATTCATAGTTGACCTTTCGTTACAACAAGCCAGATAAGACCAGCTACAATGACTACCCCTGTTACAACAGAAGCGATAATTAAGAATCCATTAATCCAAGCCCACATCAACTCTTTACGTTTCATCTGGGCTAAGACAATCTCTCTAGCCTCAGCATTACGTTTACGCTTGGCCTCAGCTTGAAACTTTAACCAATCATCCCACAAGCCCGGTCTGCCTTGGTAAATGAACAGCTCTTGTAAAGCTGCCTCATGTTGTTTAATCTGTTCAAGGGCAAAGAAAGCCTCAGAGTCTGATCCCGACTGACTAGCTTTCTGGACTAACTTACTCTTGTTATCAAAGAATTTAAAGATGTGTGAACCCGCTGCCATGATGTCTCCACCGTTGGCTATGGTTTCTTTAATCACACCAAAGGCAGCGTTGGCTATCGCCAGTTCAGCAAGCATGTTATTTCCTATATTCTGCAATCATAAACGAGAAAGCGGTAACAACACCAGCAATCCAAAGTAAGGGTTTAGCCGCCCTAGCAATCCATTCTAAAACTGTGAAAGCCCCTTCGGCGGCAGAGAAGGCTTTAACCACATTCTCTGTCTCCTCATTTAGCTTATCCACCTTAGTCTCGACTGCCAGTAACCTTTCATATATTTCTTTATGGGTTACTTCTGCCATGATTATTCAGGCTTTTCAGGCCACGTGATGTCGTTAGGAAAGCCCGCCTGTGCGCTTACGTCACGTAAGGCTTGTCGGTAGGTTGCCCACTCTGTTGACACCGCTGTGCCACCCTCAAAGGCTTTAATAGCCATCCAGTCGCAGGAGGCAATTAAACCGTCACGGGTAGCACGGGCGGCAGTAGCGGCCTCTGCATCCTTAGTAGCTGTGTACGCTTGTTCCTGCTCTGCCTTGGTGACAGTCACACCCTCGTCATTAACGTAGTCAGAGAACATATCCCGTTCAACCCACGCAAACACCCAGTTGCCCAATACATCCTGTACGACACCATTGCGACCGACTGACTTATATTCTCCAGATGGGGTGGGCGCAGGAGCCTCTAACACTGGGTCAATGCCCAAGAAGTTACAGATTTCCTCAGTCCATACCCGTGGCAGGGATGTGTTGGGCATACTCTTGCGAATAGCACCTTGTGATTTAACTTCG